TCATGCCTTTTCTAGAAGAAGCATAGTTTCATCGTAGTCTTTCTGGAAAATTTCCAGACCAGCATCTGTCAAGACATGGTTATACATCTTATCAAACACTTTAGTTGGCATGGTAACAATGTGTGCTCCATTGAAGAAGGCACGAGACACCTTGTATACATCACGCAGTGACGCAGCAAGTACCTTTGTTTCTACACCTTGCACCTGATAGATGCTGGTAATAGAACGCACTAGTTCTAGACCACTAATGCTGTTGTCATCATATCTACCAATGAATGGAGAGACATATGTAGCACCTGCTTTTGCTGCAAGGATTGCCTGTGCTGCACTGAAGATGAGTGTTACATTTGTCCTGATGCCTTGATTGGATAGAGCATCACAGACTTGAAGACCGTCCACTGTGCAAGGCAGTTTGATTGTAGCACATTCTCTGAACTCAGCGTGAAGTTTCACTGCTTGCTCATACATCTCACCAACAGAACCGACAACCTCCATGCTGATGTCAAAGATACCGATATCACGGAACTCTTTATAAACATCAATAGGATCTTTGCCACTCTTTCTGATAAGAGATGGGTTAGTAGTGACTCCATCAATGAGTCCTGATGCGAATCGTTGCTCTACTGAGGCAACATCTGCTGTGTCTAGAAAAATTTTCATGTATGTATTTTGGTAATTGTACCAATCGGGACTACAGGATTTGAACCTGTGACCTCTCGCTCCCAAAGCGAGCGTTCTACCAAACTGAACTAAGTCCCGATGTCTTCCTTCCAAAGGAATCGTTCTTCCAAATTATAATGCAACTTGTAGTTTTCTGTCAACACATAGTAACCAATGATGTTGACATTATCACACTCGTAACCGTAACCTTTTACTTTTTCACACGCTCCATCAATCACAAAACATTTGTCAGTGTGTAAGTAAGAATGGTAGCGGTCATCGAGATTAATCATTAGCGTTCCTCAAAAGTGATACGGCGGACCTTGCGTTTGCGTCGTTCCTCCTGGTATTTTAGGTCACTTTCTGTCAGGATTCCGTTATATTTAATAGTTTTTTCATGATTCGTTAGAACAACTTCATTGAGATTAATTGCTCCAACATGATTGTCCTGAACACACATCTGGTTAGGACAACCACAGAACTGTGCTTTGCTAGTGCTTGTCAGTTCTTTGTTGCATAGTTTGCATCTTGCGGATAACATTGTACAGCATTTAACCTCTGTGAAGTAATGGGTGAAGAGGGGATTGAACCCCCGACCGCCTCCGTGTAAAGGAGATGCTCTACCGCTGAGCTATTCACCCTGAGTGTCGGTGAGAGGACTTGAACCTCCACGCCATAAAGACACAAGTACCTAAAACTTGCGCGTCTACCGATTCCGCCACACCGACAAGGCGTCTCAGGTAGGACTCGAACCTACGACCGACTGCTTAGAAGGCAGTTGCTCTAATCCACTGAGCTACTGAGACAATAGTATTAAGAGTAATATGCTTGGTAGTATTTCACAATGCCACCAGTAGAGATGTTGCCTTGTGATACCCAGTCATGAGCACATTCGTAAATGGACTTCTGACTGTAGACAGGGGCACCACCCTTTGTTTGGTGCCCGAACTTTGCTAGTAAAACTTTGAGTGCTTGCTCTCTCGCTTGCAATCTCTGTTCACTGTAGCGCCAGTCTTCTGTCATGTTAAAATAGTTCGTTGAATCCATTTCCAGAAGTCCACCCACCTGGAGAGGTTTGGTATTGCTCAGATCCGCCACCTAGTTTAGGGATTGGATTGAGTTGAGTGGTGGTCTTACCGTTCATGGTTGCCATATTATACAGCACTTCGTGGATGTTGTCTACCTCTTTGGTTGAAGCGATAAACATTTTCTCTGCCACTGCTCTGCTGTTCGCAACTCTAAGTGCTTGCTGCTTTTCAGAGAGGATCGCTGGACCAAACCAAGGATCATCTTCTAAGTAGTCAGGTGCTTTATAAGTCATGATTGCCAGTGATAGTGAAAGAAGTTTCCTTTCGTGTCACACATCGGGTCTTCCGATGCTACACGGTATCGTAGCATACTCTGTCCTTTGAAGTCTGTGCGATCTCCAATAATGTCATATGCTTTAAGCATTGCATTGTTGTCCTTAAGTCTATCGATGACAGACTGCTTGGCAACTGGTCTCCAGTAGTTGAATCCTTCATACTGACCAGGAGAATATACCACATTCGCAACGCTGTTGGGATATTTAGGTGAGCGCACACGGTTCAGAACTGATACTGCTACACAGTATTCGTCCATGGTATTGGGTGCTGCCTCAACCTGCACTGTCCGTGCCAGATGATCGTAATCAGCTGGCGTCAGTGCCAGTAACATTTCCAAAATCAAAATAATCTTTCCTGTAGTAACGACCGAGGATGTTGGAATTATAGTACGCTGGTGTGCCATCTGTCAATGCTTCCACCAGCACATTGTTTACAAAGAGTTGGCGGGTCTCTTCGTAGTTGACCTTTCCAGGGGTTCCGTGTAAGGATAGGATCTCTCGCTTAAAAGCGAGTTTCCCGAACTGGTTAATATCTTCTTTAAGCTCTGGACAACTTCCATAGTAGTTGCGCCAGTTACTTTCACTTGTAACACGCCTTGGTCTTTTACCTTCCACTGTACTTCTAGGCTTTCGTTTTTGCCAGAAGTATTTTCTACCGATGTATTGCCTGCCGTTCTGAATATTAGTGATGCGGTAGACAAAACCGTACATACCGTCAATATTCTCAGATAGAAAAGGGGATCCTTTATAATGCCAGGGGTTTTCATAATCAACCACTGTCCCATGAATAACTGTAGATATTTATAGGGGTACTAGAGTCGATCCTGGGTCTGTGATAGGAGTCAAATCAAATGCGATAGTGATCCTAGGTTCTTCAAATTTATGCCTGGTTGTCTCGTGTGGGACATTATTAGGGAACAGTGTTAACTTCCCTGGTACATTATGACTCTGGTATCTCTCACCATTGTGTAGTTGATTGATTGGATTGAGATATATGGTAGCAGAATCATCACATGCTACAGTAAAATGTCCACCGAGATATGTGTGTGGGTGTGTAGAGTGAATGTGAGGCATGATCTTATGACCCTTCCTCATAATGTTTACCCAGCATCTAATGTATAGACGCTTGTCATACTTGTAGAAACTACCAAACAATTCTTTCCCATACTGTTTATGAGATCTTCTAATTGCTCTACGAAGTTTGGGTAGCTCAGAACATTCATGTTCATACTGAAAGACATTATAATTTCTATGTCTATTCGTCGTACTCTTAGTTGGCAATCCAGTTTCACCAGCATCAGACTCTGGCAAAGAAAGAATCTCCTCCTCCTTTGACAGGAAAAACTCTGCAATTTTTGCAGTGTCTATAGCATCACTGTGATATGTTTCATATATCAAATACCTATAGTCAGGTGCGTATGGAGTTTGTGGTGGATCACTCTCAAATAATATGGTATTTGGTTTCATCTACTCCCATGGGTCAGGTATTTGAATCTCATTGCTTGAAGGAACCATGCGTCTGTCAGACACTTGGGACCGTGGAGGAGCACTTGGACCTGCTTCTCTGGTAGATTCGGGTCCTGGAGTGCTCTCTTCCTCCACTCTGGTAACTCTGTCATAGTTTAAAATTAGCGAAAGTATCTTTCTTAACATCTTGCTTGATGCTCCCGATTAGATAGGACTCAACTTCAGTTTCTTGTGGTGCCACTTGCATACCCTTAGAGGATAACCAGTGTGCTGTCCAAGGCAGTGGGTTGTTTGCTAGTGGTGTATCAAATATGGGTTTCATACCAAGACCCTTCAGTCTACGGTTAGCAGTCCACTCAACATAACTAGAAAGCAACTTATCATTGAGACCAATGATCGATCCATCCTTAAACAGATACTGTGCCCATGCTTTCTCTTCCTCAACACACTGTTTGAACATCTCATAGACATTATCTTCTTCTTCCTTGGCAATCTCTGCCATCTCAGCATCATCACCATCACGCCACTTGTTCATGATGTTCTGAGTGATAGTCATATGCAATGCTTCATCTCTAGAAATCAATCCAATGATCTTAGCAGATCCCTCCAGTAGTTTAAGTTCGCCAAAGGCGAAAGAACATGCAAACGATACATAGAATCGAACTCCTTCAAGGATGTAGACATTTGCAACCGCTCTGTACAGTTTTCTCTTAAGTTCGCGAAGTTCCCATTGTGCATTAGGAACTTCTTCGAGATAGTGTTGCCACTGTCTACCTGCACCCCATTCAGATGCTGCTTGTAAGAATTCGTCATAGGCAAGTGTTACTGTTTGTGCTCGTGATAAAATTTTGTCATCTTCTAAGATGTGATCAAACACCTCAGAAGGATCTGCATATACATTTTTGATAATGTGAGTATAAGAACGACTATGAATCATCTCCATGGTCTGCCAAATATTCATTGCACCTTCAAGCTCAGGTAGTGAGCAGTATGGTGTAAAAGCAAGACCAGGACCGCGCCCTTGTACAGAGTCAAGAAGAATCTGGTACTTGAGGTTGCTCGTGAAGATGTGTTTCTGTGCATCATTTAGAAGTGGATAGTCAGCACGATCTTTCTGTAGAGATACCTCTTCAGGTCTCCAAAAATATCCAAGTTGTTGCTGTGTTAGTTTATCAAACACAGGATACTTAAACTTATCATAGCGTTGGACTCCAAGGGGAGGTCCAAAAAACATTTTTTGCTTCGTGGTATCCACTACATCTGTATTGAATACCGTCATGCCTTTTACACTAGTTTGCATTGACTCACCACTGGTTCTAAATTTTGCAACTGTCACAATCTTCTGCCTCCGTTGTAAAGATATCGTCTAACAAATTCTTAAGTTGTTCTTTGTCCTCCTCTGGTTCTTGTTCCGACTTAATGTCGTAGGTGTTTTGATAGTAAGATGTCTTCCACCCTAATTTATATGTGGTCAGGAAGTCCTGTGCCATGACGGATACTGGGACTTCGTGATCTGGATATTTCTCTGGATTGTAACTCCAGTTTCCACTGATTGCTTGGTCAAAGAATTTTTGCATACAAGCCACAACATTGATGTAACCAGTGTTGTCAGGCATATCCCAAAGCAAAGTATAATTGGGTCGGAGCCTACTATACGAAGGAACAATCTGTTTGAGCGGTCCCTTTTTGCTTTTCTTAACGGACAGATACCCTCTAGGTGGTTCGATTCCATTTGTTGCGTTTGACACAACGGAACTGCTTTCCGATGGCATCTGAGCAGACAGTGTTGAATGTCGTAGACCTCGTGTTCGTATATCGGTTCTAAGAGTTTCCCAATCATAGTTCAAGTTGTTAGGTACTAGTTGATCCAGATCTTTTTTGTAGGTGTCAATAGGTAGAATGCCATCAGAATACTTTGTACGATCAAAGTATTCACATGCACCTTTCTCTTTAGCAAGTTCGTTACTGGACTTAAGAAGATAGTATTGGAATGCTTCTGTCAAATCATGAACAAGTTTCCAAGCACCAGCATCGCTGTACTTGTAACCATTCTTTGCTAAGTAATGTGCAAGACCAATGAAACCAATACCAAGTGAACGACGAGCAAGTGTGCTCACTCGTGCTGCTTCAACTGGGTACTCTTGATAGTCGATGAGTTCTTCCAGACCTCTAACCGAAAGGTCACATAGATCCTGAAGTTCATCAAGATTTTTGAGCTTACCCACGTTAATGGCAGAGAGAATACACAACGCAATTTCTCCATCGCCGTCAATATGTTGGATAGGATCTGTAGGCAGGGTAATCTCCTGGCACAGATTACTCATGTTCACTTTGTCTTTAAATGACGAGTGAGTGTTGCAGTGATCAAGGTTCATCAGATAGATGCGACCAGTCTCTGCTCTCTCCTTCAACAAATTCAGAATAAGTTCCTGAGCTTTGACAGTCTTTTTACGAATGTGTCCCTCAGATTCATAATGCCTATAGAGATCATCAAAAGCGTCAGTCCCAAAAGCATCGTACAGACCTGGGACATCGTGAGGACTGAATAGCGTGATGTCTCCATCCGTAATGAATCGCTCGTAGAATAGTTTTGTGAATTGAATTGAGTAGTCGAGTTTTCTGACACGGTTGTCCTCGGTTCCTTTATTATTTTTGAGGACTAAGATGTCTTCGATCTCTTGGTGCCAGATTGGGAAGTGTACTGTTGCGCTTCCACCTCTAATGCCATTTTGCGTACAGCATCTGACAGTTGATTCAAACTTTTTGAGGAATGGAACAACACCTGTGTGCTGTACTTCACCGCCCCTGATTTTACTGTTGATGCCACGGATTCTGCCTGCGTTGATGCCGATGCCAGCCCTCTGTGCAACATACTTCCCGATAGCCATATCAGAACTAAAGATGCTATCGAGGGTGTCATCAACATCAACAAGAACACAGCTAGCAAATTGTCGAAGTGGAGTTCTAACCCCTGCCATGATAGGTGTGGGAATGTTGATTTTGTGTCTGCTGATTGCGTCGTAGTATCGTCGGACATAATCGAGTCTCGTCTCCTTAGGATAATTTTGGAAGAGAGTTACAGCGATCATGATATACATGTACTGAGGTGTCTCATACACCTCTCCACTGCTGCGATCCTGAACCAAATACTTGTCTGCTACTTGGCGTAGTCCAGCATAAGTAAACAGGTAGTCACGATCGTGATCGACCATTGTGTCGATCTGATCCCACTCTTCTGCACTATACTTATCTAGGATTTCTCCATCGTATACACACTTCGATACACACTCTACAGCGTGTGCGTGGACAGGTGGATGACCTTTGACCCATCCGACACCAAACACCTGCTTCTTGAGTCCGTACAGGAGCAATCTAGCAGCAACAAATTGATAGTTTGGTGCTTCCAAACTGATCAGGTCACTAGCAGAGCGAACAAGAATTTCTTGAATTTCTTCTGTGCTGATACCATCATAGAATTGAATTCCAGAATTCATTTCTACCTGGGATGCACTCACTGCACTACCAAGACCGTCACATGCCTCAGCAGTTACCTTGTGGATTTTTTCTAGGTTAAGTGGTTCCACAGAACCATTGCGCTTACGAACTTTCGTACCGTGACCGTTGCTCATACTTTTTTCCAATCGTTCAGTTTAAGGGTTGCTTCTAATCCCTGGTAAGCATTACAGTCTACCAGAGATTGTACATCATGTCCAGCAAGATGCATGTCATTGATGTCTTTCTCTTTAATTTTAGATGGCCAGATGACTACTTGATCTCCTCGGTCAATGACTTTGGAGATTCTGTTGATGATCTCTCTGTTGCGTGGTTCATTATCAAAAACCCAAATATAATTGCTCCAACCAAGCGTCCTAACATCAGCGTCGGACCCAGCCATAGCAACCGAGTTTTCCAAGAAGGTCGAGTCAAATGGTCCCTCTACAATATGAATTGGTTTATTAGTGTTTACCGTATCCAGTCCAAAGATCTTGGGTTGTCCCTCGTCAAGCATGATCGTAATGTATCTAAGTTTCGCCTTGGGCGCTAACGATCTACCTTGATAACCAAAAAGGTTGCCTTCTCTGTCTTTGAATGGGATGATGATGCGTTCGCTATCTTGTTTTAGATTGTCAAAGATCTTCTTCTTTCCGTTGGTCCAAGCTTTAAATTTAGGACAATAGTAGAAATAACTGAGGTCTTTGATGCCTCTCTTTTCGAGATAGATTCGCGCTGGGTGAGAAATATTTAGGTCAGAAATTTTCTGTAAATCGGTATCGCGTTTTACAAATTTCGGTTCCTTGAATTCAAATTTAGGATTGGGGACCGTGGTTCCTTTACCAGTCCTACCGTTCTTAAATTTCTCCATGACATACCTGTCATGAAGATGAGAATCTTGATCTTTCAAAAAGTTACTGAATGTTCTGCCAACACCACAATTGTGGCATTTGTACACAAAATCATTCTTCACTTTAAATAGGTATCCTCTCGCTTTGTTCTTTCTCTTCTGAGAATCACCGCAGTATGGACACCTGAAATTGTACAGGTCTGCCTTCTTGCGTGTGAATAGAACTAAACGAGAGGATACTAATTGAATATACTCAACGTCGATATACGACATGCATCAATCAGACCGTACTATGCTCTCCATTGTAGTAGCATTCGACGATGGTGTCAAGGTCTTGAGAAACGCTTGTCCAGGTGCAGACACTATGAAAGATATAACAGTCAACGCTCCTGCTATTGACCACATCTTTTTCTCAATCATACCAAGTCGATTGTTGACTAGAAGGATGTCTCTCTCGCATCCTTTCTTGATATCATTGGTTGTTTGATGTAGATCTTTATGCAGGTGATCTATTTTTGTAAACAATATATCATCAGTTTTCTCCTGCTGTTCTAGCTTTTCTGCATGAACTGCTAGGAGTTGACCCATTTTAATTGAGTTATCCTGAAGAGATATTACTACAGTTTCTAGTCTCTCTAGAATAGCTGTATTAATTTCTGAGTCTGGCATCCTGTCATCCACTATACATTCCTGATAGCAAAGTCGAGAGCAGATTGATAGGTCGTAGCATCTTTGTTCAGCATATACTGAAACTGTTGCTTGTGAGTATCATCTAGCTGAGCATAACAAGCAGCAATACGTTTTGCTGAGAAGTTATCTAGGTTCTGTGAGGAACCATCACCGAACTGAATCTTTGCGAAGTTAGTTTCGCCTGCAGGATTGAGTTCGCTAGTTGCTACATCAAGTGCAACCTGTACTACATCTTGGTTTTCCATAATTTTTTCACCTTTCATTTCAACAGAGTTGTTCAATTTTTTTAATTTAGATGTCTGAGTCGATGCCTTCTTTTTGAAGTCAGACAGGCGTGCCTTCATTAGCACATCCATTTCTTTCGTCTTGGATTGCATCTTCTTCTTAGCTTCATCACGCTTTTTCTGAAGATCTTTAGAGCGGTTCAGTTTTTTCATCTGACCGATCTGTTTCTGTGCTCTCTCAGTTTCAGTAGGAGCACCTTCAGTAATGTTAGTATCTAGTTCCTCTTTCATTTTCCTGCGTTGTATTCTGGAGAGCAATTGTCTCGCACCTTTGGTACGACCATCGACGCTATCTTGGTTAGCTTTCTTATAACGACGAGCAGATCTTGGATTAACAAACACAAAAGCAGGTGGAAGTGCTAGACCACTACCATCCCCCGCTACCATTTCATCAACCTTTTTCATATTAGATCCAGCTCTTTGAGACAAAAATCATCGATATCATTATTTAGTGATTCAGGCAGTCTATTTAAAAACAGCATGAATGACTTAATGACTGGCCAGTATGCCACTTCTATCTTATAAAACAGCAATGGTGTTGCTGCATCACCAAATACATTATACAACAATATGATATGATTTAAAATCAAATGTTTACGAAGCTCCCCCGTAGTTTCATATCTACGAAGGAGTCTCTTAATATACTTGAAGCGTTTTAGATCCTCTTCAAAGTCACCGTAAGTAACCGACTGAGGATTATGATAGTGTTTAATGGCAAAGATAATCCAGTTCTGTGGATTCAATTCATTTAGGTTCATTCATTTATTAGTCAACGAATGTCAAAGTAGCAACAGAAGAGACTACTTCGTCTGCACCGATGCTGTTGTTAACTCTGACTCTGTACTGATCACCATTCTCAGCAGCAGTCTGACCAGCGAGGACTAGAGATGCAGAAGTTGCGCCAGCAACATTGACGAAGTTGAGACCTGCGTCTGTAGACTTCTGCCATTGATAGGTAAGTGTTGCACCTGAACCTGTAGTTGTAGCGGCAACTGTGAATGTTGCTGCACCGCTGCTAGTATCCTGATCAGCAGGTTGAGTACCGATAGTGATTGCTGATGCTGCATCTGCTGCAATAGCATCATCACTCTGAGTCTCATTAGCATTGAGATCTGCATTAGCAAGAGTTACTAGATGCTCTGCTTTATGGCGAGTAGCACCTGAGCTATCTGTATATGTAAAATAAGACCACCATCCAGGAGCGTTTAGTCCACGCTTCTTGTTTGATTCGAGTGCTGCTTCCGTCTCGTCGATGAAAACAACAGTTTTAGATTGACTTGATGCAGCGATGCCTCTGCCAGCTTTGGCGACATTAGCATTGCTGTCAGTTCTACCGTATAGAGACATTGATACGCTCCAAGTTATACTGTGACTACGATTATTTATAAAGAAGGGGGACTAGCGTCCCCCGTCTAATATTATTCAGCCGCTTCTTCTTCGCGTGCCTGAATTGCTTTAGTGACGACCTCTAGTAGATCATCATCCATAGTTGTCTTAGTTAGTTTGACTGCCTTACCTAGAATTAGTAGGCACACCTCAACTAGTTTTTCACCTAGTTCTTCGTTATCTGGAACTTTTGCAACAGCGTCTGTGATAATTTTTGACGCAAGTGGCAGTAGAAATGCGAGCATGATTTGACCTCATTATGAGCTCAATTATTTATCGGACTTCTTTTTCTCAGGTAAACCTTTATGTTTTGTGGAAGCAAAATCTTTGACATCCTTCTTCTTCATGGAGGAAGCAACTTTGGCAACCTCAGGCGACGACGCTCCCTCGCCTTTCTGAGCCGCTCTAACCATTCCCATAAATCGTTGTTGCGATTTCGACTTCGCTCGTTCGGTGATTGGGTCGAACCCTCTTCCGTCAACAACTTTTGACCAGGGTGCGTATAAAGG